CGGAACATTCTTCGGTAGAATAGCGGCATTCTTCGGTGCTGAAGGTGGTCTTGCCAAGATGATGACATCGGTGACGAATTACTTCAAACCTGTTGGTGAATTGTTAAGCAAACTCGGAAGTGTTTTCAGTAAGTTCTTCGGCATCTTTCGTATACTAGGACGAATCTTTGTTCCTCTTACAGCAATGTTTGAAGTCGGAAAAGCAGTCTTCGAAGAATTCCAAAACATGCTTCCTGGATCTGATTGGCTCGACAACATATATGCTGTGGGCAGAGGTATAATAAAGGGCGTAGCGAACATCATTCTTGTGCCTCTGGACATGGTGAAAAATGCTATTGCTTGGTTGATTGAGAAGATGGGTGGAACCGATATTGCTGAAGCAATGAGAGGTTTCTCGTTCTCAGAAATGTTTGGTAAGATAGTTGATTTTGTTACCAACATAGGTGAAGCACTTCTAAGAGGTACAGCGGCGGCGGCACGAGCACTTATCACTCCTGGCGCTAGTGTGAAAGATGAATTCATGAAACAGTTCAATCATGTTATGTCTGGCCAAGGTGGTGGTGCTGAAGTAGCGCCCGCAAAAGAAATTACCTCAAGTGGTCTTCCTACAAGAGCAAGAGGAAAGAAAGTAAAAAATGATGACGGTTCTATTACGGTAGGTAATACGACATACACACCCGAAGAAGTAACAAGTAATGTTCCTGGTCAAGAAGGATATGTTGATCTGACACAGCCATATTATACACCGTATGAACGTCAGGCAATGGAAGAATCCGATGCGTATGATGCTCGAATGAAAGCAATTAGTGATACGAACGCTATGAGCGAACGTTTGATGGGTGCCTCTTCGAATGGTATTATCGGTGATAAGATTGGACAAGAATCGATGAATAATGTAGTACCACCCATGGTGAACGTAGTTAATACATCGAATGTAAATGCTCCATCATCGACTGTAAATCAGGACTTGGTATCTGAATATTCAGCGTACATACCAGTCAACAATGGATCAAGAGCAGACGCTTATTCTGCGATATAAAAAAGGGGCGATTCTCACGCCCCTCCTGTTTTTCCACCTACACGGTATCTAGGGAACAGGTAAACCGATCAGTCTTCTGCCGCTAACTTAGCGAAGTATGACATGGTGTCATCTTCATCGTCGTCAACCGAAACACTTTTAGGTTGAGCAGGTGCCGCAGATCGAACAGGTGCGGGCTCTTCTACTCGCTCCATCACTACTTGTTGCCGTGTAGATTGGGGAGCAGATTCACCAAGCACTAACATCAAACGTGCTTTCAACTCATCATAAGACTTGTAGTTTTTCGCATCAGTAAACTCGTTGAGATCATAAAGAGACTCGTAGATCTGATCGAGTTCATCTTCATCACCACCTTTCAATGGCTCGGGACTAGAAAACTCAGATTTGTCATAGTTGCGATAGCCTTCGACATTTCGAATCTTCAGCTTGAATGAAGCACCATCCCAAAAATCAAATGGGTTGATTGGATCTTCATCGGCAAACTGAGGTTGCATCACATCCATGATCTTATCATAGATTTTCTTACCGAACGTGAACAGAAAGACTTTACCTTCGTTCTGTGGGTTAGCAGGATCAGACTCGACAAGAATGTTAGACACATAGTGAAGACGACGCTTCTGCTTACGTGCTGTTTCTTTGTCTTCATCACGACCACTATTCCACAACACAGAGTTGTATTCTGACACAGGATCTTGTTGACCAATCGAAGTCAATGACTTCTCAATGTACCACTGACCAGTTGGACCCTTGAACCCGTGATCCCAGTAACGTACCCATGGGAGTTCATTACCTTCAGGAGCGGGCAAGAAACGAATCACGGCATAACCATTACCTGCTTTATCGACAGTAGGCTTCCACTGACGTTCGTCAGCATATGATTTGGTTTCTTTGGGAGCATCACCTGCGGTTGCGGCGGCAACTAGGTCGGTGATAGAGTTGCGATTACGCTTGAGATTTGCGAACGACATATGTATTTCCTCGTATAGTTTCGTATGTTTAGTATTTCAGATTATCCACATTATTCATAATGTATGATGTATATAGTATCACAGAGTTTCTTCGATGTCAACCCTTTGCCAAACAGAATCAGCAGTATATTCGTAAGAACCTAGATACTTTTTGTCCCACTCATTAGGTGCTATGAGACTCAATAGAATTTTGCCGTTGACATCATAGAGGTGATACACCACTCCGACTCTCGGAACAAAATTGTATTCTGCTTTATAAATGATTTCGTTTTCCATTGCTAAGTTTACCAGATTTTGATATTCACGATTGAGCAGTTCTAACTTGTTTTCAAAATAATTGCGAGCAAGACTGCCCCGTTCATTCTTGAATAGATCTGTGTCAGGTAATGTGATAGCAGGTACATTAGAGTTCAGACCATAAGGCAATAGTGCCTGTTCATTCTTTTTCATTAAACTGGAAGTTCGTTTCCACGTGGTAAAAAGTTAAGTCGCATTGCTTCTGCTTCGATCTTTTCTTTGATGGGGTCTCCTATAAACTTCTTCACATCTTCTACTTCGATAGAATTTTCTTCACACAAATACACGACAGCATCTATGTAAGAAAACCTATGCTCCAACACGGCATCTTCTATCATACGATTAAACCGCATCTTTGTCAACATCACATCGCCTAGTTTCATTACATCTCCATATCTTTTGACCAGACCATTCCTAGATCTGGATAATAAACACCTTGGGTGCGCTTTGCTGTTCCGTCCTTGTTGTATGCCAACACTCGACTGATTGGTACAACCTTATTTTCTCGATTCTCCCCCCAATGCGAATCACACCAAACGCCAGTCCTGAGATACAACGAAAGGTTATACACATAAGTTTGTGTAATTTGATACTCCATTCGAAGTTTAGGATCATTGCTCTCAGAATAGTTCTTGATGGCTTTCAAATGGCCCTGCCACTTCTTCAGCCATTCCTTTACCTTTGTTGGGTGCCACTCGTCGTCCTTGTCCAGATCCGAGAAATCATGATTCGAATCCGTAACCTTTTCTCGAAGTTTCAGCGCTCTGATAAGAAGCGGCTTTAGCTCCTGCTCAAGGAACGCATACACCTTCTCAGGCATATAACCTAATTGTCGAGCCTTCCATCCATTTTTAGCAAAGACGTGAAGGTAGGTGTCGGGTATTGTCTTCACCTCTTCGGTGAGGTTCCAACCTGATTGTAACTCTACCCACCGCTTCAAACTATGCGTGTGTTCTTTCTCGGTGATTTCATAATGAACAAAGTCTTCACATTGATGCCACGCATCCATCCTTTCTTCTTCGGTTTTAGCTTTGCTCAGTTTACCCCAGTTAGGTTCTGGTATGAGCGTCTTGATTTTCTTCTTTGCTATTTTAGGCTTTTTCATCTTCTTTTGCTCCACACCACGAGCACTCTTCTCCTTTTCCAACACTCATTGCGCCATTGTGTTTACAGTAATGTTTCCACATGCCATCGTCTTGTTTGTTGAATATTTTATCCCAATTCGATTCGAACGTTTTACTATCAACCGAGAACGGTCTCGGCTTGCTTCCTTTCCCTGCCATTATCTCTTATCCTCTGTAGCCACCACTCTGGTGGTCGGCGATTAGTCCAATTTGCGAATTCACGCTTGTCTTCCCAATAGTAGTTTCGGTATGACTCAAGTGAATCGCCTTCTACTATACACTCAGGTCTGTTACCCATTGCGGGAGTCGGCTGAGTGAACTCACCACCTGGCATTTTTTGGGGTGGTAATAATAGGTAGTATTCTAACTTTCGAAATGACTCATGAATACGACCATAGCGATGAGTGTATTCTGCGCATAACGCAGTCCACATATCATATAGCCACGTGTAGTTACGATCTGAACGACGTACCCACAACGCAGAGGGGTGATTCATATGAGACGCCTTGTATAGTTGGGCGTTCATATCAGGATCGGGATGAAAGAATCGACTGATACGTCTACCGTTAGTCGTTCTGCCATACCAATGTTCGCCATCAAGCACTCTGTGCGCTGTTGACATTAACTGCGCATACTCGACAATCATTTTGACAACATGTTTGTCGCAGTGCATCTGAGCACATACTGTAGGATCTTGATGTAAATAGAATACGTTCATTTTTTCCTTTCTATATTGAACTCATAGATTTTGTTAAGTAAGGCTTTTTCTTCATGTGAGAGTTCATTATACATCTTCTTAACACGTTTGTCAACCTTACCATATTTACGCATTCGTTTCGCTTGCTTACTATTCACAGTTTATTCACCTCTTTAAATCCAAATTTCTTGATAGAATGTAATTCATTAACAGATCGATCAGACTTGTCTTTGATATTGTGTCTGTCAGTGAAGTAGTCATGATATTTTTTACGATCCTTGGAGTACATAACAAAGTTGATAATACGCCGAAGATTGTTCGTGGGATAACGAACGGTCGCTCGATGCCAAGAGTTGATAAGATTAGGCCATATGACAAACACATTGTTTTCATAGGGTATCTCTTTGATCAACCGATCTTTGCCGTCTGTGATCTGAAAATGTCCATCGTCAGACGTATCGTCTTTCTCTCGAAGATAGTACAAGCCAGAGATCAGTTTGTCTCCATTGTCGATGTGCCAACCAATAATGTTCTTGGCTTCAGTCACCGCATTGTAGGCACCATATGAAAACATCATGTCTTCTTGGGACATTCCCTCATCGAAATTCTCATACTCCTTTTCGAACACAGGGCGAAACGCTTGGTCCAACATATCACGAAAGTCATCACCATACATTAGGCGCTCTAGGATCTTGATTACTTTCACATTGAATTCGGCAGAGAATCGATCAGAAGGAAGTGCTGTCGTCCATCGACTTTCATCTTCTCGTCCAACGAAAACACCATATCGTTCTAGATTTCGGAACTTCTTCATCTCTTGCTTGAGTTCAGCATTGTCCGCAAGATAATCAAGGAGTTCCTTGTCTTGTATAAAGTCTCGAATGATGATGTGAGGAAACGGAACCTCACTATACTCGTAGTCTAGATTGATCATACTTTCCAAGGCGATACTTCAGCGGGTGGTATTTCTTCGACTGTTGGATATTTGAAAACGATGTTTCCAATTTCAACCGCTTCATCAAACCACATTGTAGAATCTTCTTCAAATTCTACAGTGTAAATTCCTAAAGCGTTATCACCACTTATTTGGGCATAGTGATTATATAAAGGAGTTCCCTTAATACATTCAATAATGTGTTCGGTTATACCAATTATATCACGAGCATTTCTCATGTTAAATATCTTGAAATCATAATCATAGAGCCATGACTTGCTATTGTCTGCGTCTCTTCCATTTAATGAAATCATAACACGTGCTCGTTCTGGTTTAAGCTGGTCACGAATTAAAAGCGTAAAATGAACTGGCACGTCATCCTTGTATACAACGAAACAATACGTGTCGTCTGGTATGCGAACCAAAGGCGCTTCACAGAACTCTAAAAACTTCAGATACTTTTCTTCATAGTCTGTTTCAAGTTCCAATTGTTCTTTTGGTGTAAAGTATTGCCTAAAAGCAAATCTCCAATCCCACGTTCCCTTTTCAAACTCAGGAAACGATTGATCATAAAGACTTCGAAAACACTCGCAGTCGAAGATGCTCGTATATCTTTCTGTTTTATAAACAGCCATGTTTTACCTCCTATAAGGAAACTGTTCTATTTTAAAGAAGTCGACGTATTGTTCAGTAAGCCCTAATGAAATCATAACGTTTCGACTATTCTCATTCTTCAACTGGTTCTCGCAGTATTTTCTCCTGCCTTCTATATGCGCAGAGAACGGAACATACTCAAACCAGTCCTTTAGATTTTCAATACCAAATGAAACAAGGCGATCTATTTCTGCCTCGTCCTTGACATTACCTGCGGCAATCATCGAGTCGCTAAAGATCGCCTTTGCCCAATCAGGTAGCGGACGTGTTCGCTCAGGCACAAAGGGTGCCACTCGTTCTTGAAACTTGCGACACACAGGATGATCTTTAGCATCGGTGGGTGACATGTCATGAAAACAACCCGTCACTTTGTTCTTACCGCACACCACATCAAATCCATAGATTGGCATAGGCACATCATCGACAGAGTAAGTATTGACGTGCATCATCCACATGCCCTTTGAAGGGCGCATATCAATGATCGACATATGCCCCATTTCTAGCGTAGGTGATTTCCAAAAGATGTTGGTGTGACACTCATGCCACATGATATCACTGTCTACTCGTTTAGCATTCTTGTCGAAGATCTTCTTGAGTTCTTCACTCAGATCAATAAATTTATCCCACGTCGCCATTAAACAATTCGTCCATTTCTTTGCTGATATTAATATGCCAACGATACCCAAACTTCACTTCGTCAACAAACTCTTTGTTGTCTTCACATATCTTTTCACGTATATAGAGTCGTTTTTCTTCGATGTCATCAAACTCATACAATGAAGCAGAGTTGGGGTATCGCTTCTTCATAATCTGCCCACCGTACATGAAACCCATGTAGTTCAGATAAAGATGAGCATTAATGTTTTTACAATGATGATCAAGATAGTAGGCGTAACCGATACTATTTTCCAGATATAAAATTTCTGTTTTCATACCAGATTTTCGGAAGGTGTTGATATCTTTGTCAATCTTAGAAAGTCTACGGAATCCGATGGGCATGTGTTCATCTAACACACGAAAGATATATCGGTTAGACAATAGGTAAGCCATCCTCTCTTCGTCAGTCTGTTCGCCTTTGAACATCTTAACATTAAAGGAGAGACCTTCTAACTCGTCATGTAGTTGTTTCGTTTCTTCTCGTAGATTCATATTTTGCTATTGTCTCCAATAATGGTTTTGTCCAATTATCACGATGTTCAATAAACACTTGAGGTTGCTCATCATCAACTGCGATCAATGTCACAAGTTGAGTGATAGGCATACCAGTTCGCTCTTCAAACATTATAGCATATGCGGCTTCTTGCATAAAGTAGTTTTCGATTTTATCTTTCGTTTTTAATCGCTTCGATGTCTTGAAATCAATAATTGATATCTTACCATCAAACTCAGCGACACAATCGACCCTACCCGCCACTCGCAAATGATGAGAAAAGAGCGGCACTTCTTGTGCGTATATCTTCCCAATACGTGTATCTAGGATTTCTTTAAGAGGTAGAAAATTATCAATGATGTTGGGCATGTACTTCTTTTTGTAATCCTCAACGTTATTTAGATAATCTTCAACAATAGCATGAACTGCTGTACCACGTACCGAAGCACGTGTTGAGATACGGTTTGCTTCTTCTTCTCCTACTCGACGACGCCATGCTTTAATAGCATCTTCAGATAGGATAGAGAGAACCGTAGTAATTGAAGGATACTTCTTGCCATCGGGTGTTGAATAGAGTCTACCCGACTCAGAAGTATCCGCTGTTAAATCATCATAACCAAGGTCGATACCGACATGTTCAAACATCATTTAGCCTTACGTTGTAGTGCTTCTTGAGCACGTCTCTGCTTTCGATTCAGAGGAGTGATATTAATAGGAACTTCCATGCCACGACCATCACTGATATCACTCAAATCTTTTGTCGTTTGGGCCTTTGTAATTTTATCATTATACACCACAACTTCCATGTTGTCAAGTTTTGGTATCTTCAGATTGTCATGATTGTGGTGAAGAACGAACTTCGTGTTGGGAAACTCTCGGAAGATATCTCTCCAAATAGGTCTCCAATTATTCAACAGCCTGTAGTTGTTGACAGTTGTTCGATCACTCAGTAGAATCATGTCAGTAACGCTTCGCATGTTAAAGTCAAACAGGGTGTCGAACCCATACATATGAATCTCGTCTGCCTTCTTCTGATTGGCGGCATAGTGAACTGCCATATGTCCACAGTTGAAGTTAGTCGCATTGCCCGCATACGCAGGCACGTGCGTGTAAAATTCCTTCACTCGATTAGCATACTTCAAGTAGAATGCGCTTTGCTCATACATCCATATACGGGGACGTGTACCAAGAACCCACTCGTACTGATCGAGTTTGATCGATCCTTCAGTCAATGCCATCATCATCTTGAAGTCGACCATACAGGTGGCGTAGACCTCACTGGGCGACATCTCGAAGGGCGGCATATTACAAAGAAGTTTGTGGCCTTCTCGTTTCTCACGTTTATAATATACGGCTTTGTCGCCATTACCTATTACATGAAATACTTTACTCATTGTACATTATCTTCTGTATCTGTAGTTTGCCTTTAGGTCCAGTCCAGTGCATCGCCACCTTGTTCGGGGAGTCTTGACCATCCATCAATTGTATTCGAAGCCAGTTGTATTTGTTGGGCGCATCACTAATGTGCATCATACGCATCATCGGAGTTATTCTCATCATTTCATGAAGCACTTCTTGATCACCTACTTGAGGCTTGTTGCTACACTCTTTCTCCCATTTTCTTAGTATATCAGGAACGCCACGAAACGCAACAACTCCAGAGTTGTGCCACTTCTCACCACGTCGAGCAGACCACGGTTTGTCCTCAACCATACATAACTTGTTGTCTTCGACGTAATCAAAGATGCCTGACATGTCTCCAAGGGTATGTATGTCAGTGTCTACCCAACACACTTCTTCGCTCAGTTCAGCGGCTTCTAACATTGCCTTTGGCTTATAGAACCATCCTTGTCCCTTCTGAATTGGCATGTCAATTATAGCATAAAATCCATACATATTCAACTCGGCAAGTTTCTCATTTGACACGCCGAAGTTAGCGAAAATGATGGGAGTGTCATTATGCTTCTTGTAGTGTTTGACAAACCACTCAAGCATCCACTCGGTATTCTTATCGCATCCTGTAAGAAACGCCCTACTCAACTTTGACAAGATTGTAACTCCCTTCTTTGTAATTGTGCTTTGCTTGACATCCCGTTTTGTTCTGTATAGTCGTGAACGAGTCCTTGGCTACCACAGGCCACGGATAGTACTCTTCGAGCCAAGGAAATAAGTTCACATTCAAGAAGACATCGGTAGCCATTGCGTTGAATGTTGCTTCATCAACCAATGCCCGTGCGCCCGCAGGCTTGAGCTTGTATGCGTGTGCTCCAGGAAAATATTTCTTGCTAGTCAATGGGATTACACCCATTTGAAACGGCTGTTGAAATTTGCCGTAACTGGGTGCTCCTAAACTCATACAACCCTGATAAGGAGCGTACTGAGGTATCTGATCGACGACGACAGCATCGTGCTCAAATATAAGAAACTCTTCCTTGCCACGAGCACACAAATCCCACAAGATATAGTGTGACATAAAGGCAGAGAGAACATTGTCGGGTCTTGAACCGATATCGTGCTTGAACCCTTCAAGATTCATCTGCCGTTTTTTGGCGATTGCCCGAGGATTCTTAGATGGTGTGATAGCATCAAACATCTCAACCTTAATGTTCGATTTATCATCGGCGCTTTTAATACAACGCTCGGCACACTTGACAGACTCATCTAAACTGGTGATCGTGATAACAAATGCTTTCATAGTTTATGTGATGTATTCAGGTTAATGTTGTATTTCACTGGACTAGGATAATAATAAGACATTTCAACATTCATCGAATTGATATGAAAGTCCGACTGTTCCAATCCATTCTTCTTTGCCGCATTGAGCAACTTACTAGCACCACGTGGAGTAACGATATATGCGCATGTGCCAGGAGTCATGATAGCACCTTTATATATCGAGTCTTTATAATAGCGCAAAGGGTAGTTTGATGGAAACGCATTTACGCCCAAGGATGATGAATTCTTGTAACTCTTTAGATCACTCCTTCCATCAAACACGCTTTGCTTCAATGCTGTGTCATACGCTAGGAAAAGAAAATCGCCGACGAAACTGGTAGGTGGCTCACCACAGCACAATGCGTCATGCTCTATGAATGCCATCGGACGATTCTCTTCAACCACTCTATTGTAGAATTTGAGATTGTTGAATATACAACTCTTCTTTATGAGATACTTGTAAGGCTCGTTCTTTCTCATAGATTCGAGTCTACCGTTTGGAAGATCAGGATAATCAAAGTCTCGCTCATAAATCGTCGTTGGGGTAACACCTTTAACCAGTTCGACATCCCAACCATATTTTTGAAAAGAGTCCAATGCTTGTTTGGCTTGCTCTTCAGATTTGTCATGCCCCTTGATATAGACGATTTGACCTTTCATTTTTTCGCTCTATTCTTTCGCCTTTCGAGTTTCTCTTTCACCACTTCATCTCGTTCTTTTTCCCACCAACCGTCTGAATAATTATTTTTATATTGTCTCAGTTTGGCATCCATTTTCTTGGCATAACCATACGCTTCGTTTAATGCGTTTAATACTTGATCTCTCGAATCAGTATGTAACTCGTCATACAGAATATCATACAGTTCACGATGAACCTCACAGATTGTTCTTCCGAGTTTGTCGTATGTTTTATCTGTGATATGTTTAGACATAGGCAACCACCTGATTTTTTCCGTATCTGTGAAGTTCTTTATTATACTTCTTAGCCCAATCGTCTACGGCTCGAACCACATCTTTCTTGTTGCCATAGTCGTCACCTATAATGATACCACCAGGCTTTACGACAGACAGAGCCATTTCGAAATCATAATAAGCGCCTTCATAAGAATGGTCCCCATCGATGTAGATCCAATCCAACTTCTCGGTTAGACTCTCATAAAACGTAGAGGACAGTTCACGCCTAATTTCACAGTTAGGGTATATCTTGTACTTGTCGTACACCTTTTGATAGACGTTATCGTAATACTTTTGAAAGTCTTCAGGGTTTTTACTGCCGACTATCTTCGAATACCTATCGATGTAGTAGTCCCAACTCTCTTGTCCTTCATAAGGTTCAACCGACCATGGATCTACAATGTACAGTTTTTTCAGCTTCTGCTTTACAAAGAGTTCTGTGCTCTCCCCCATCCACACACCGATCTCTGCGCCGACTGTACCGCTTTTAATTAGCGGCAGAATGTGCCGAGACTCCGTGTTCTTTCCTATCATCATAGTTAAATCTCCTTTGAAAGCGCAATGCCCGAGTAGACGCCTGTGCTGTTGTATATCGTGTGTAGATTAAGATCAAGCGCAATATACCCTTTGTACGAAAACAAGTCTCTCCATTGCTCTTTGGTCCAACAGATAACATGGGTTGGGTCGGCACGTGAGCACTCAAGGAAATAATCATCATCCTCTTCTCGTCGAATAGGTATTCTGAAAACAAGAACCTTTGTTTTAAGTTTATCTAAAAAAGTGCGCATTTCGTTTTCGGGCATGTGCTCCAAAACATCAAGGGCGAACGTAACCCCATGTGTGACATCGAGACGAGGTTCTTTCTCTACGTCTAGATTTTTCTTTCTGGCTTCTTCTAATGCCCAATCAGAGACATCACTCCCATAGACATCTTTGTATCCTAACTTTTGAAGTCCTTCAATGAGAAACCCCACAGCACATCCAAAGTCAAGTATAGGATCTTTATCGAGATCATGTACTTTTAAATGAGTCATTACCTCATGAGCAAGTTGATCATATCGATTAGATCTTTCTAAGTAATCTGTGTAGTTGACAGACTTAAAATAATGTTCATCAAATATCATGCGAAGTTCCTATCATCATCTGGCATTTTCTGAGCAACCGTGTGTAACACTTGGTTGTTATATCGATAGTAGCAGAAGTTACACTTGCTACACCAATTCTTACCCTTATTACCTTTCACTTCATAAGGATAACCATTCTCAACATATGACTTGTCCATATTATCCCATATTTCTAATATGTTGTCAATAGATCCTAGCGAGTACTCAAGATCGTATGTACGATGATTCAACACGTGACTGGTACAGATATAGATCTGATAGTCACCACCTTCGGGATGCGGGGCGATGTATGGACGAATGGCACCAATGTAACATCCGTCATCGAACGGATAGTCTTCGTACTCTAGACCCTTGATGAACACCTTGTCGAGTGCGTCGATGCGATCAACAACGTCTGTGAAGTTGCTCTTGATCTTGTTGTTCTTCTCTTTGTCTAGGCAGTTGCCTGCGATACGAACAAACTTCATCTCGGGATTCAGTTCGATCAGTCGTGCCATCTTATCAATAGTCTCGACAGTCGTGCCCACATAAGGCTTGTTTGTACGAGACAACTCGTCAGGTATTCCACCCGTCGATTCGTAGATGATGTAACTCAGACCCATCTTGTTTCGAGGGAATGATCCGAAATCATAATCCTCAGGCTCTTTACCTTCGTCGAGTTTGATCAGACTAACACGAATCCAATTGAGGTGTGGATACACACGAGGATCTAGGTGGCGTTCGAGTTTCTCTGAGTTGGTGATAATACCCACGTCAAATCCCAACTCACCCGCAAGTTCAACCACATCGTTGATGTTCTTCTTGTGCTCTTTGTCACGGTACAGCATCGGATTACCACCGCCCGTAATCTCAACAGACTTCGCTCCAAGGAACTTGAAGTCTTCGAGCAACTTAACAACCTTAGGCCAAGGTATGTAACTCTTGAGTGGTCGTGCCGCTACAGAACAAAACGGGCAATCACTGTCACATATCTCACAGAGAGATAATTGAACCGTTATAGGTTTGTACTTCTTGTCGTATTGTATGCTGTACAATACGTCGGTGTGCTGAAGAAGTTTGTCGCCCCAACTTCCGTATTGCTGTACTAAATTCTCGTCACTCATATTTGCTCCATCAAAGACTCTACGTCCTCTCCTTTATTTGGTAATTTATCTTTCAAAAAGAAATGTATGAAGTCACACTCCTTTATTTTAGTGTTGGCAGTAAACAAACCGTTCCATCTCCAGTTCAAACTCTGCGTAGGTACTTTGTATTTCTTTATGAAATAATTTAATAAGGTTTGATCGGTGCTCCATTTCCAAGCACCTTGACCATCGATAAAGTCTTTGAACTCACCCCGTTCTATAAATTGTTTGGGTGATTGACCTCGGAGATACGGCTTGAACTTAGCACAGTTCAATACGATCATACCCATATTAAAAAACTCAAAGCCCAATTTATCGAACTTGAAATCTATTCCCCTCTCGGAAAGAGGTTGATACTGCATCCTTGAGTAGTTCAAAATCTTATGCTGATACTCTTTTGTGATGGGCATCTCACGCTCAATCACCGCACCAAAGGCACTTTGTTCTAGCATATCCTCAAATATGTTTTCTGCTTCGGGTCGAATATAGATATCAGCGTCGATGATGGCAATCTGATCGTATTCATCAAGAAACGAGAACGCATTCTCTTTCTCGTAGATTGGCAGATAGCCTCCGTGCTTTTCATACGATTCTCTACTGCGATTCGTGGCAAAAATATCTGGCTTGATACGGAGAACAGGTTCAGTTTGAATTACATGTTTTATATCGTATTTCTCACAATACTGAGCAACAGATTGGATACAAAACCTATACAGCTTTGAGTTTTTTTGTTGTCCCAGACAGACTTGATATATCATTCTCTTCATAAAATTTTATCCATTTATCTCCAAGTGGGCAGTCACGATAATCCTCGAACCATGGACCACCATCAGTGTAATGAATTATGTTGGGTTCTTCTATGTCTTCATAGTAACCTGCCAGATAATTCCATGTGTGATTCAATGAGCCGATCATGCTGTCAAATGTCCATTCGAATCGATGTAGATATGCGGGTGTGGCATGATTTATAATATCGGGTGTCAATATGCTACACATGTAATTATTGAAAAGCATTACAGACGACCAGTTCTTTCTTGGATAAACCGTCTGTGCCTTTCCATCCATCTTCACTGTAGTCTTTGGAACGTAATCATGCTGAACAACGCTAACCGAATTCGTCTTGTCAATCTCATCGAGAATCTTTTCTATGTTTACATTACATAGTATATCACAATCCATGAACAAAGAAAAGCCCCTGTACCCACTTAAATAAGGAACAAAGAATCGTGAGATCGTGAATTCTGAGGATGCGAGTGGATCTTCGGGTCGATTGTATACCCCTTGATCAATTAGATCTTGCTTTATAATAGGTACAACTTCAACTGACGAGTATTTCTCGACACTTGCCTTTGCTACCTCATAGGCTTCCACTTCACGAGAATCCCATCCTATGAAAACTTTTAAATCAGTCATGTTCTATCGTTGTTCCCAAATCAGGCAAATACAGTTGAGTCGAGTGTGACTGCTTAAACACACCGTACCTAGTTATATAGTTGTGTATATATGCGTCGCTATTAGTTGTGATTACGTCAGGCAACTCGTCAAGCATTTTCTTTGCGATGTCGTTCTTGAGCATGTACGCCCCACCTGCCGACACACGATATCCACGGTGAGGATTCTTTGACAGGAGTCCATTGTGGCACAACCCAAGTATATTATACCGCTCAATGTCTATTCTGTCAATGTGTTCTAACAACATTACGTCATGTTCAATGATGATATACGGGCTTGCTTTTCTGGAAGTTATATCCCACATCTTCATGTGGCTGTACCAAATAGCCTTCTCGGTTTCGGTGAAGTCTTTACCTGCGTTTCTTCCAGATCGCTTCTTACCGAACTTCAAAGGTTTGACAGCATCACCAAATGTGTCGGGTGTAATGCCCTGAATATAATCGAGTGAGTAGCCACCGTTGATCCAAGATTGAGATACAATCGATTTGTATTTCTCTGATATTTTATTTCCTTCGAGGAATATCATCCCTACTCGGGGTAGTTTAAACGCCATATTTTTTACCGTACACTATAGGATAAATTTTTGATTTCACCGTCACAGCTTTTTCTTCAAGTTTGTGATAGTTGTGTTCGATATTTAGTAGGAAGTCCAGAACGGATCTTTCGGTCACATCTTTCTTGGGTGAGTAGTAATGTCTCGCTTGAGGATTGTGTGTGCGTATGATAGACGAATCGCCCAACACTATCATTGGCTTGACCAGATTCTTAGAGATGTAGTGATACATTCCGTTGTATGCGACGACGAATTTACATCGAGATATCAGATAAAAGACTTCTGAGATCGGAGTGCGGTGTGTCACTTCCATCACCGTGTATCCTTTCATCTTCAATATGGGTATGATCAGATCCCAATAGGACGAATCGTAACTGTCCTTGAACTTTGGGTAGGTTGAACTAATAAACTTGGTGCGCCATATAACCACCAGTTTTTCGTGAACAGGAACATTGAGAAACTGCTCACGAAACAACCAAGTGTTAGGTCCCTGAAGAACGCTGTAGCCCGAGGGTCTGTCAATATTCGAATGAAGTTGGCCATTCAGAAAGTCGTGGTTGGTATTGAATATATTCTCTACTTCAACCTTTACTTTGCCGTAGCCGTACATACGAGTATGAAGATACTCTTGCTGTTCGATGATCGTTTGTTGATCTTCGAAATTAAAAAGCCAGTCGGGTGAGTTTGTCCAATGATACTTTAGGTGAACTTTTTTTTTAAAAAATTCGACACATAGTATGCGGTGTTCAGACCAAGCATAACGTCACCTATTCCGGTTTTACCCGCAAAGTGAATCGTATCACCTGTTAGAATCCATTCCTTATCGTATGGATCTATTATCCGACTGGTCTTTTTTTTCATGAATATTTTTTTAAGATAGCTTCTACTTCGTATTGCTCATATACCTCGTTGTGATAAAGGTTCGCTTCGAGACGCTCTCGATTTTTACGTCCCATGCTTCCTCTATCGAGATACTGATTCTTGTGTCGATTCCGCTTCTTGTTACGTGAATCAAATCGACTGTACTTAGCCATTTACCTGCTCCATTCTACTCATCAAACGTTCTGCTCTGTTAGTCACTTGCCTATACCACCGACTGTCACGACCCTCGACTGCGGCTCGCTTCCAATCCTTTTCTTCAAGTGCCGATTTAAAATTTACAAACTTACTTAGACGTGGTCTACCTAGATTGAACATCATGTTAACCAGAATCTCTTGAACTTCTTCTGGCCACATATAGAACTTGTTACCATAGAGTTTGTGACACTCACTGATAGCAACTTGTACGTCCACATCGAATGCTTCGAGAACACGATGTTCTGATACGGGCGTTCCAACTGGTAACCCAAACTCTTCGTCGTTCTTGGTGATTAGATGTCCGATGCCAAACGTAGGGTAACCGAGATGATCAAGATAGATTTCATCTACTCGTCCCTCGTCGATTTCAAGTTGTTCTCTCAATCTTACCTTGTTCATAGTCCCATCCATTCTTTGGTCATTATATAATCCCTCACGAAGTCGCTCCTCACGATGTCTTCCCATCCGAATTGAATCACAGAGAAGTTTCGCAATTGATCTAATATCTCTAAAAATTTGTTGACTCCTTCTTTGTCTTTCTCTGACTTAAAGTCCGATTGACGATAATCGCCGCAGAAGATGATCTTGGTACAATTTCCAATCCGAGTGATGACTGAATCCAATTCATGGAAATTAAGATTCTGCATCTCATCCACGATAACAATGGAGTTATCATAAGTAACGCCACGTATGTAACTGGTAGACTCAAAAGAAACATAATTGTTGGCGACGAGTTTATCAAATGCCTTTTCGTCTTCGAATAGAGTTGCCGCAGAGGCACGATAGGGTCCTGTGAACGCATCTAGTTTCTCTTGTAAAGTTCCTGGTAGATAGCCAACGTCTCGGGTAGGTACAACCGATCTAATGATACGAACACAATCAAACGGTGTACTTTTGTTCATCACCTCTTCTAGGGCCAAGTACATGGCAATGAATGTTTTTCCTGTACCCGCAGTACCAACAAGAGCCATATTGTCTCCGCTCTTCCAAGCGTCGTATGCTTGTCTTTGGTGATCAGTGATAGGGTCGAACGTAAGCAGGTCATCGATGCGAATATTCATAGATTCGCCATTTTGTTGTTTTTTCATACGTTGATAGAATTCTTCACGTGTTTGCCAGCCTTCTTTTTTATTCTCTTCAAATGATCTTTCCAATCACCCGAAGTCTTATTGATGATGTTACCAGTATGCGTGACCATGTTAGGAGCACCAATAACTTGTGCCCACTCACCCTTTGCGGTGAGTTCTTGCATTTCTGAAATAGAGAGAATCATGTCTTTTTCTTCACCAGTTTCTTTGTTACGAAATGTGTATAAAGGCATTAGTCAAACCTCAGGTCCATTGAAATCCATCTGTTCTGCTCGTCATAAAGTTTTTGTTCAAGCGCCTCGAACTTGTCGAGCCACCACTTCTTAGGTCTTACTAAAGTATGTAGTGATTGGTTATAAATGTCTTTACCTTTCTCGTCACATATCATCTTGCTTGCGGGATATGTTGCGATGGTACAGTATAACATCTTTTTAGTGTGGTTGACAAGAGTCCATAGCACATCGTCTATATCTTCTGGCAAGATATGTTCCAACACGTCAGTACAACTGACCAAGTCAAATCGCTCATCCTCAGCAGGTTTCATTCGATATTCTTCTGAAGTGGAATAAGGATCATAGGGTCTTGTTTTAACCTTGCGTCCTGACATGTCAAGAATTCTTCTATTTGTGTATACGAACAAGCCACCCGTTCCAGTGCCATAATCTAAGTGGGTGTTGTATCGATGTTTTTTGATGAGGTTCAGAACCTCAAGTGAATTTGCTGTACCGCCGAAAAACTTCCTTTCATGATAGAAAGTGTAACTGATTGACAACAAGCGTTTTCTTTCTTCGTATGGTAACGCTTCCCATTCTTCTTGTGTTTTCATATAAAAGAAATGCACCTCTTACGAGGTGCACCCTAGATAAAGGATCACCCCCTTATTACTTGACTGATAGCCGCATCGAGAAACGCTTGTTTTTTCGCCATTTTATGCGCCGCTTCTGTTCTGCCTTTTTTATTAAGTTTATGAATATAATGTCCAAGATCACGTGAGTCTTTCTTCAATCTTTCGAGTTGGTTCGCTACCATAGGCAAGTCTCTCCTAATTGTTGTTGTTGGATATTATAATCTAGGGTGCTTTATTTCCTCCTTAAGTTGTCGCATCACGGTTAACAAAAACGATTATTCTGGTAATAAATCTGGGTATGCTTCTTGAACCAATTTCTTGGTGATACCAGACATGGGTGGTTTTTTATTGATCATGTTAACAAGTATCTCAGCGTCTCGTGAGTCTATAGATTCAAGTATATCTATGAACATTCTTTCTCGTTTGACGGGAATTAGCTTTTCACTCTCTCGCAAACCCTTCACGAAATACTTGAAGTTCAGATGCTGTTTGAGTAGAGTCTGTGGTGCGGGAGAACCCTCTGCGGCGGGTGTATAAGGCGGTGTGCCAGCTGGAAGATTCCACTGGACTCGATCATCAAATGTTCCTTGAAGAACATCTCGAATAGGCATTATATTGTTTTCTCGAAGTATTTTAATTTTGTCTTTTCTCGATTTAGCTGAAACAACTTTCTCGAAGACTTCGTATACATCCAATCGTCGCACTGTGTTTACCATTTCAATTCCTGTGTCACTAAGTTCATTATACACCATTGTGTATGCTTGTCAAGTTAAAATTATTTATAAATCTTCGTTCTTAGACAAGTGCCTAGAATGAATTTTACAACCAATAAATTCGTTAAAATATTCCTCTTTGAGAAGAACATCTTTCTCGAATTGAAGTTTCGCTTCGTAATACGAGCACTCACCTTTCGTCTTACAAAGTCGGAGAATTTCACGATGATACGCCTCTTCACCTTTGGTTTCAACGAGAGACTTGAGTTCACCATTCGATCCAAAATACTCCTGCCAGTCAGACTGGTTAGTGACCTTACGTCGAAGTTTCTTCCCCTTGAGAGGAGGAAGTCTGCGAGTCGACCAGAAGAACTTCTTGCCGATATATTTCTTTCCCGTGTCACGCTCTGTGATTTGATAGACGAATCCCACATAGTCTTTCAGCATCTCTTCATCGGGTTGAAACGGTTGATTATTATAATACCACATTAGTCATTGAGTGAGTCCCACTCTACCTCCGTACCACACATTGGACAATTCACTGGCTTCTCATCTATATGTATAACCGTCAATTGAACCAATGTGTCGCACATCGGACAGTCTAACTCGTACTCATATTCATCCATCTTTGAACAACTCTTCGTACAGAGTTTCGACTTCATCGTATTCCATCTTAAAGTCATTCATGCTTTGCTTATGATAGATCATAGCAAGTTTACGAATGTGCTTCTTGTCGATCTCATGGTTCTCATAAGTGACCTGAATGATGTCTTTAATAAGATCTTTCTCGGCATCAATTCGAGTCATGCTATCAGAGATCTCTTTGATAGCGTTTGCTACTTTCTTTTTATCTTCGGGACTACTAATCATTTATGCGGCG